TTCACTGAGAGAATGTTGTTGACGATTTCAACGTTGACAGAAAGAGAACTCCCAGATTCGGGTCTCGTAAGAAAAGAAAAGAAAAGAAAACCTCTAGGTGAAAAACGACTATACCTGGACGGATGAAGCTAGTCGAACTGGTTCCAGTCGTCGGGTTCGAATTCGGACTCGTTCACTAAACCCACTACACTCGTTTGTTTCTTTCTCGAAGTGAGAGCGTTCGCGCGCACGAAGGAACGTCTTGTCTGTGCGTACACCGCACCGTGACCTGTCGGCACGTTGAGATGAGGCTCTGAGTCTAAGATCAGGTACGGATCTCGGACTCCAGGAGGGACGTATACAAGTCCCATAGAGTCAGCCTCGAAGGCGTTCAAGTACTCAGAGTACATGGCCTTCTTCTCAATCTCAGTGCAGTACTTTGCGTCACGGTCTGCGTTCGCGAGTGTTTCCCAAAAGTCCAGCCGACTCGTCGACTCCGTTGTCCAACGGAGCTTATTCGGGTCGCGGACGTAGATACTCGCCGCAAGACGTTTTACTTGGTCCTTCGGCCACCATCCTCCTCCGTTCACGTTCCCGGGAGAGCCTAACCTCTGTTCCTGAGGCTTGGCACATCCGCGCGGAACCGCTACCATAGAGGGATCAAGTACCTTCACCGCATGGCGCGTGTCGCCGTTCTCCGCTACTTCCATACTCGGATCCTCTGCACTCTTTAGCCAACCGTAAGGAGGCGCAGGACGGAACCGACGTAGTGCGAAAGCATTGCGAATCTCTGCAACAAACTCGTCGTAAGAAAGCTCGGATGTTCCCATTCCACCCCATGACCTGGGCATACTAGGGAACATAGTGATGTTGGTTCGGAACAAGCGCTCCGCCTCGGGGTACTTATCACTGACATTGAGATACTCTTTCCACTGAGCCTGAGGGACCTTGTAAGTCCTATCGTGAAGGCCAGCGATGAGCGTCGGACGTAGTACCGAAACGGGTTTGACACTGTTACCCGATCGTTCGACCAATTCGGAATTGACGGTTCCGTACCGTTGGTTCATCAGAGATTTGCCTCGGGAGACAACTCCTCCGATCGCCTGAACACCTCGAACCCACTGCTCGGCGTCAGACCGCGTTCCAGCGGTCAGCAAATCGTCGCCATTGATGCCTGCCTTGTTCCATCCCCGAAGGAACGTCCGAAGACGGTCTCCGCTCAGGGTGTCTAGCGCAAGTGCTAAATCAGGTTTGGCAAAAGAGGTAGCGATAAGATTGACTACGCAGAGGCCTGGGAATGACATTTCCGATCCCATGAGCTGGCCCCAGCGTTGTTTGCCGAGAATTTCGTAGTTGTTTGGGTCCAAAGTAGCGCGACCTTCGAGTTTTCCCTTCGGTCTGACGAACGTGGCGCGGGTCGTGCAACCTCGAGCGACTTCCAACATATCGGGATCATAGCATTCGACCATCCTGTCCAGGACGGCCTCGCTAACGGATTGTCGGAAAGTATCGGTTGCAGCTTCCAGGTCACCGGAAATCAGTTCATCACCCTGGAGGTCGGCTTGAGCTGCCCACTCTTCCACGGAACGACCGGAGATACTCCATGCACACTGGCGGACCTCTTGGAATGCCGCCCAATTCACTCTTTCAAGTCTATGCGTCCCGAGACTGCTTATCGTTATGACGCGAATCTTTCCGGCCGAAATGATCGCTTTCGGTTTAACGAACCCAATGACTCCCTGTACGTCGTCTCTCGTGTACATAGAGAGACCCACTCGTTTTCCTCCGTTCATTGAGGAATTCTCGAGACAGGACTTACCCGAGTTCGGGCAAGGAGGGAGAGGGTCGTTCGTCGGTCGGAATAACGCAGCGGCCGCAGCGCGGGCCCGCCTGATAGCAGTCTGGACATCTTCACATGGGGCCGGGTCTTCAACCCGGTCAATCACTCGCTCTAGGAACTTCTGTTCGGCCTTGATCAACGTGTCAGGCCTCGTGACGTTCAGCAACTTCCGGCAGAGATACAATGAAAAAATCTCCGCCATGTAGACGTCTGTATCTAGTGGCTTGATGCCCGGGTAGTCGAATCGGCCATGTCCTGGCCTGTCTAGACTCCCTACAGCTTTCTCAAGCGCTACGTCAAATGCAGACTTGTCCCACTCCGCACGACCGTCGAGTACGCCCAGAACGGTGGCGATAGCTCTAAACAGACGATTAGCGGAGTTCTTTGCTGACTCTACGGCCTTCTCTCTTGCGACACTGAGATTGCTGTCGTAAGATACACCACAGCCGAACAGAACGGGTTCATGGTTAGACTCCCGTGGCAAGCGACGCCCATGGATAACTCGAGCGAATTTTATGCATGTCTTCACTCCACATGTTCCAGGACACACACTGGATGATACACGATCTGGTTCAAACATGCTGCGCATGCTTACTCTCCAGAGCCCATTTATCGTTTCTTGATCCGCTTTGAAAACAGATACTGCGTTTGTCAAATAATCGGCATCCATCTTCGGTATAGAGATGAATGGTTGAACGCAGCCTGGCAAAGTGACCTGCTTGTAGCGGAAGAAACTGGGCGGAGCATCCCTTACGACGGTCCCACTAATACGGTGGGCGCCTACCGGTACGTCTTGTTCTACGTACGCAGGTGGGTCGAGAGGGACGAGAGAAGCGAGTGCGGCGCGAACCTTGGCAATGCTTCCTACGCGATGATCATCATCGTCTTCTCCCGGGGGAAGACGAATTTTCGTAGGATCGACGGGTCGTTTCGGCAGCCTTTTGATAGGGCGCTCTTCGCGCTCTGATTCTGGAATCAGAGACAACATATGCACCTCCTCTACTGCGGGGGGGGTATCCAGAAATCGATGACTCGAATACATCAACGTGACCGCGTTGCGGATCCTGTATTGCGAGTGCTCCTCCATGTATCGATTTCTTTTTTCCTGCAGCAAAAGAGATTCAGACGCGGTCTCTGGGTCCAAAGCCAGTGCATCGATGAGTCCCTGCGGCGCGTACTTCAACTCGTGCGCGATCAGCGGGATCCGATCGGGCGGGCCAAGGCACATCGCTCCACAGCAATCATAAACCCACGCGAGTGTGTCCAATCTTCGTAGCCGCGACCCGTTGGCAACGAAACCGGTGATTGTCGGATCCGTCACGCAAGCCTCCAGAAGGAGTTCACGATCTTCGGATTGTCCGTACGTGTGCGGTTCGTCACAGCCTTGGACGGCATTAGGAATGGTGTGAGCAGCGATAGTAGGGAAAGTACGGGAAAGCGTCGACGCGCGTTGGGACCCGTGTTGCTCCGCGTCGCACCAAGTGTGCTGACGGTCGGCCAAGAGAAAACGATCCCGGGCTTTTTGGGTACAGGTGGGCAAACCAACGCCTGTATCATTTCCCTCATCCCGTTTGGGCCACCCGCGTCGCGCGGGCCCCGCAGAAGAATCGGACGTCTGTGTTTCGACGTTGGAGGCTGGAACTCCGTTATATAAATATGAATAAATATGTTTTTCCCCTTTAATGGCGGGCGCACCGTCGCTTCGAGTTTGAGGTACCCTAGGACCTGCCTCCGGGGAGGACTTTGAGGAGACGCTTACAACCGTCGTCTCAGCAGCCGGGGCATGGCGCGCAATCCATCGCCGCATGTTTCGTCGTCCACGGGAACCCATTCCACGGTGTAACCGCTTACATGAAAATCCCATTTCTAACAATATGCTTCGAAGTTGTGGCCAAAACCTTCCCTGCGTTGGCAAGAGGGGGGTCGACATTATCATAGTTCATTGATATGTCACCCATGGGTATCGCTAAGGGACCTATCATCCCCGGGCCTGCCCGCCTTATTCAGGAGGACTACCTAGTTGCATCGGGTGTCCAAGCAACGTCATCGCGACCCAAAAAGGGCAACACACTTCACTCCCCATGATCTTCATACTTTTTCTAACGCGTGCAAACGCGCAGAATGGCTTCAATAACCCCCTTTCGAGGATCCAGCATGGTTTGCCAAT